AAACAACCGCAACCATTCAGAGAGCTGCAGAAAGTCAAGAGACTGATGGCTCTCTGAAAGAGGTCTGGTCTGACTTGATTGCTGATGTGAAATGCAGCATTCAGGCTTTGTCTGCTTCAGAGAGAGCAGCCTACAAGAAGCTTGAGGTGGTGGCAAGCTTCAAGATGTTCATACTGCCACAGGGCACTGACATCACTCAGAAAGACCGGGTGGTTCACAATGGCAGAGTGTTTGACATTGTCTTTGTTGACAAGTGGCATCTGATTGCTCACCACTGGAAGTTGATTCTTGAAGAGAGCAAGTGATGGCTGAAAAAAATTTCATCTGGAAAGCCAAAGAAGTGCTGGCAAAGATTGAGAGAGAAACCGAGAGGGTTCTTGACAAGGGCAGCATTCTCATTCTCAACAAAATCAAAGTGCTCATGAGAGAGCCCAAGTCTGGGAAAGACTACAGAGCCAAAGGTTCTAAGGGCAAGAAAAGCACCAAGCAATTCAAGACCAGAAGCTCTGCCCCGGGTCAAGCCCCGGCTGTGCAGACAGGCAGGCTCAGGGCTTCTCTTGCAAAATCCAAACCTGCAAAGCTGACCCGGCATATTGGCACAAACCTCAAGCAAGGCTTCTTCTTGGAGAAGGGCACCAAGAGAGGTCTGGCAAAAAGACCATTTCTCATCCCGGCATTCAAAAGTGAACAGGGCAAGATTGTGAAGATGCTGAAGGGGGCAGTGTGACACCACTGGCTGAAGCAATCATGGCAAGGTACAACTCGGGGGCTGGTGCAGCTTTCAAGGCTGTGACTCCCGGGGGCTTGTGGCTTGAAGATGCACCACAGTTTGCAGATGAAGCTGACAAGAAAGACTATGCTGTTTTTGGCTTTCCCAATATCGGTCATGAAGAGACTTTCACATCGAACATGGAAGACCCTCTTGTTCAGTTCACCTTGGTCAGCTTTGACCGGGATGCCAAAGCTGTTGGTGACATGTTCACCAAGCTGAAGGCTCTCTTTGACCAGTGTGAGCTCACAGTTGCAGGCTTTGACTTCATAGAAATGAGAAGGGATGTGAGCAACCTTGTGAGAGACCCAGAAGATGACGCTTGGGATTTCATGGTTGATTATCAAGTTCAGTTGCAGAAACAATAGTTTTTTGAAGGGAGATGTTGATGGCTCACAAGACGGGCAAGAACGGGCAGGTCACATCTGAAGCCACTGTGGTTGCAGGGTGTGACAACTGGTCTCTTGACACTGAAGGGGATGTGGTTGAAACCACAGACTATGAAAGTGCAGGGGTCAAAGATTTCATTCCGGCAAACATCGGATGGTCAGGCAGTTTTGAGCTCAATTATGACACAGCTCAGGACATTGCAAATGACCCACCCAACATCAATGAGGGTGAGGTTGTTGCCCTTGAGCTGTTCATTGACCATGTGGCAGGTGCCAAGCTCAGCGGGGATGCTATAATCACAGGAACAACAACCACTGTGCCACAGCCTGACAAAATCAGGATTACTGTGACATATCAAGGCACAGGTGCTCTGGCAAAGGTTTATGTCCCGGTGCCGTAGAAACTGAGCTGATTTCCAGTTTGTCAGGTTTCACAGAATGGAGTGAGCGATGAGCGACTTGGCAGGAATGGCTGCAGAGCCAGTTGAAGTGAAGCACAAGGGGGTGACCTACAAAATCTCCCCCATGAGTCTCGGTGATTGGGCAAAGCTCAACAGGTGGGCTCAGGCCAGATGGTTTGAAGACATGAAGCAAAGGCTTGAGCTGCTTGACGGTCAAGAGAAAGCGATGCTGCAGAAGCGCATCCTGACCATCAAGCACAAGGAGCTGAGGATTGAAGCTGCTGAATACATGTCAGATGCTGATGCTTCTGAATATCAGCTCTGGCTGCAGCTTCTACATGAGCACCCAGAGCTCGACAAAGAAACAGCTTCAAATATTGTGACTTTTGACCAGTTCATTGAAATGAACAGAACTCTTGAGCCAGAAGAAGAGGGGAACGCCGAAGACCCCCCGGCAGAAAGCTGAGCTGGTCAAGTATTTTTGTCTTGCTGCTCAGGGATTGCAGTCTGAAACCTTGGGAAGTTTTAAGGCTGACAAGGACACAGCTCAGAGCTTATAAAAAGCTTTTCAAAGTCACAGAGGATGACATGAAGTGGCTTGAGTTTGAACCTGAAGAAGAAAAGCCTTGGATTGCTGAGACCTTGAAAAAATACAAAGAGGCATGTGACCGGGCAGGCATTAAAATGCCAGAAGTGGAATTTTGATGGCAACTCAGATTGGTGCAGCATACTTAGCTCTGACTGCCAGAAATGCACAGCTCAAAGCCAAGCTGAATGAGTCTGAAAAAGTCTCATCCACATCTGTTGGCAAGATGCAGAGGATGTGGTCAAGGTTTGGAAAAGTAGCATTTGCTGGTGCTGTTGCTGGTATCACTGCTGTCACTGCTGTCATGATTAAGGCAACCAAGGCTGCAGCAGCAGAGCAGCTTCAGACTGTTCAGCTCAGGCACCAGTTGAAAAGATTGGCAGTTGACACTGAAGAGAATGTCAGAAGAACCGAAGAGCTTGCAGCCTCAATGCAAAAATACACCCGCTTTGGTGACACTGTTACAAGAAGCGTTCTCCAAGACCTCATAACATTGAGCAATGACTTTGAAGGCTCAATGAAGAACCTCAGTCTTGTTTTCGACATTGCTGAATCAGGCATGTTTGATGTCAGAACTGCTGCCCGATATGTAGGGTTGGCAATGACAGGCAACGTTGAAATTCTCGGCAGGTATATTGCAGAGTTAAAAGGTTCAACGAATGAACAATTGAAATCCATGTCTGCTCAAGAGAAAGCCCGCTATGCAATTGACCTTCTTGAGAAAAAGTTTGGTGGTCTGGCAAAGACTGTTGGTGACACTACAGCCGGGGCTTGGGCAAAGCTGACTAATGCAGTTTCAGATGCATGGGAAGCATTGGGCAAAGGTGCACTTGAAGAGACCTCTGACAATATGAATGAGCTCACTGAATCAATCAAAGAATCTGAAGATGAGCTTGAAACACTTGGTGGCATTATCGCTGATGTGGGTGTGGCATTTCTAAGCTTTGGCAAGCATGTTGTCAGGGGTGCTGGCATTATCGGTGAGAAGATTGGAGAAATCAGAGAGGCAAACAGGCAGTATATAAAAGACTTTGAAAAATGGATGGGGGCAGAAGAAAAATATATTTGGAGTTCAGCAACCGCAAGAGATGAAACTGCCAAGAGGGGGCACGAATACCATCTCCAAAGAGAAAGAGACTTAGGTGCAGTTGCCAAAGCAGCAGAGGATGCAGCAGCCCGGGAGAGGTACGCAGACCAGCAAACACTCAGAGAGAAACGAAAAAGATGGGTTGAAGAAAGAACTGAGGATATTCAAGCAATTGAACGGTTACATTTCCAGATAGCAGAGAACAAGAGGCTTGACAAGGCTGAAAGAAATGCTGCAATTGCAGCTACACTTGCAAGAGAAAAAGCACAAGACGCAGCAGAAAGCGTCATGGATGCAATTGGCAGGCTTGAAAAAAGAAACGTACTTCAAGGCTTCATAGATGCTGCTGCCACAATTTCAGATGAAATCAAAAACACTTTCAAGTTCAAACTTGAAGACATTGACCTTGGTGTGAAAGCACCACGAGAAGCCCCGGCTGCAAAGAGACCTGAATGGATTGGTGCACAGCAACTCTGGAAAAGAGCAGCCACAATGGTTGCCAAGGCACCTGAAATAAAAGTCAGTGTTGACAGAATAGCTGCAACAGAAGAAGACAAGAAATCCCTGATTGAACTCCACAAGCAAACTGTTGCACTGCAAGGCATCCAGAATGAAATAAAAAATGTTGGCAAACTGCAATGAAAAGGGAGAGATGAGCAGTGGCACTTGTGGAAAAAACAGGCAGCAGGAAAGTCACCATCACCAAGGCAGGTTTGCAAGCAGTCAGAATCTTCAATTCAGATTGGGCTGAGAGGTATGGTGTTGCCCCCAAAATTGGTGACCCCTTCCCTGATTTGTCGGGATTGTTTGTCAGCTCGGTTGACATAGAAGGCATCGGCAAGAATGTTGTAGGTGGGGGATATACCAAAGCTCTCATCACAGCTCAGTATGACAGCCCCGAGAGCTCAGAAGCAGGCCAGAAGACTGATGTGATATACAATCAATCAATTCAGTTTGGTGGGGAGATGAGAACCCGGGCAGGTGGCAGGTGGAAAGACTGCAAAGACCCGGTGAAAGAAGATGGCATTGGTGGCACCTTCTACCCACTGATTGAGTACACCTTTGACATGAATGTTGCTGACCGGGATGAGTATATTCAGAAACTCAGAAAAGTCATCGGCAAGGTAAACTCTGATGTCTGGGCAGGTGGTGACATAGAGCACTGGCTCTTCCAAGGTGCCAACATGAGAGACATCACTGATGAGACAGGCAGAAGACTCTGGGTTGTGTCTTTCAACTTTGTGTACAATGAAAAAATCAGTTGGCAGAAGGGTTGGCATGTAGAGTGTGCTTGGAACGGCACAAACATTGACAGAAATAATGTGAGGGCAAGGTGGGAAGAGCTGCAGTTCAAACCTGAGGATGGCGGGGATGAGTACACTGAAAAGCTCTATGAAACAACTGCCTTCAATGAAATAGTCTCTGACAAGACATAAGGGGGGTGGGCTGTGGCCTATGACCGGGATGAAATCTTCAAGGCAATTGGCAAGTCAATTGCAAGATACAATGAACTTCAGACCATGATTGTTGACCTTGAGACAATCAACACAGAGCATGTGGTAGTGCTCAATGAGTCTGAGTACACAAGAGACATGCTGAACAATGTCATGAGGCAGAGACAGACAGATGAGCAGAGGCTGAAGTCTTCCCAGACAGACACTGCCAGCACTGTCAGCAGGTATCTGAGAGAGGGTGTTGCACCCATGTTGGATGTTGTTCTGCTCGGTGCCAGTGACCCCATTGGCAAGGTCTT